CAGGGGAGGGAGAGATGAGGATGGTTTTGGGAATTTTTTGGGGATTGTTTTTTGATTGTCAGCGAGTTATGAATTTTAGCCGGGAAAAAAGAGGCGAAAATCGCCCTTTTTTGCGGAAAAATCGCCCTGTTTTTTGTGGTTTTTTGCCGTTTTGCGGAGGTTTTTTGGTTGAAATCGGTGTTTTTTGGGGTGAAATCGGTGATTTTTTGGTGGTGGAATCGGTGATTTTTGGGGGTGGAATGGGTGTTTTTTGGGGGTGGAAAACGGGGTATTAAGGAGGCTGCGGCGGTGCCGCAGCATACGGGAAGCCTGGAATGAGAGGCGCGGGGAGGGGTGCTATGCGCGGGGAGGGGTGCTATGCGCGGGGAGGGGTGCTATGCGGGGGGAGGGAGCGTTATGCGGGGGGAGGGGTGTCGCGGTTGGTGAAGGAGTCCCAGATGTTGAACCATGGGCGGCGCATGAGGAAGTACTTGAGTGCGTCGGTGAGGTTTGTGGACTCTTTTGGGAGACGCTCGAATGAGAGCTTGTCGCCTTTTTTTCCTTTTCGAATGATGTCGCGGTTGAACTTGTCCTTTGCGATCTTGATGGGGCAGTTTTCCATTTCCGCTTTCAGGTTGGGACAGTTGTAGCGGTCGATGAGGAGGGTGAACAGGCTGTTCTGTAGCTGTTCTGAAAGGAGTGCGTCCATGAACCTGTACTCTGTGTTGGAGAAGATGTCGCCTTGTCCTCTTGACTTGAGTATGACGCGCCATCCTGTCCGTTTTCCCTCTGCGTCGCGCTCGATGCACTGTTTTATCTTTGTCGCCATGTCGGCCTTCACCTTGTGGTAGTTGTTCATGGCGCGGTCGTAGTAGAGGTTGAGCACTTTCATGCGGTGCGGCTTGAAGTATGCCAGGAACCTGTCGGCGAGCTGCCGCTCGTTGTCGGGCGGGAGTGTGTAGATTTCCTTGACGATGCGGCATGTGTTTGCCCTGCGCTGTCCGAAGACCATGGATAGCATGTTGCCAGCATCCATGCCGGCGTCGAGGGCTTTGCTCTTGTCGAGGTAGCGCAGGCAAGTGCAGTCCTCAGTCCACCCGAACTCATGTGACTCTATCACATCATTGAGGTAGCCGTCGGAGTAGAAGTGCTTGTCTGTGAGGTTGGGGTAGAATTTTTCCTGTGGTGACATTTTGGGTATCATCGAGAGGATGTTGGTCTCGAAGCCCTCGAGTCCTTCGCCCATCTCGTCGCGGAAGAACTCCTCGCCGAGGATGTCAACATTGACGTAGCTGGAGTTGATGAGGAACAGCGTGACTCCGCTTCTGGCCTTCACCCATCGTCGTTCCCATCGGGTGAGACTGGCTTCGGCGAGCTCCAGTTTTCTTTTGGCCGTGTCGAGGGCATTGGCAGACGCTTTCCCTTTCTTGTAATCGTCTTCCACCTCGTCGAACTGCTGAAGCACCGATGCGTACTCGCGGCGAACGTCGTTCATGACGAAGCCCACCTTGGCCAGCAACATGATTCTCTTTTTGTCCATCTGTTTGGCCAGTTTAAGGATCCATGGATATTCGCCGATGTGGTTGGGGTTGTACATGTCGGTGGTGAAGGTTCTGGAGCGGTACCATGGGTTGTCGCCGTACTTGGCGCGGAATCCTCGCACGGCCTTGAGGATGTTGGTGAGCTTCTCCTCGGGCCAGTATTTCACCTCGTCGCCGAAGATGCCGACAAACGAACGTCCGGCTCCGATGGAGGGCCGGTCTAGAGAGATGAAGGTGAAGGTGAATCCGTTGGGGAAGGTCATGACGTGCTTGAACGACTTGACGACATTGTACATGCGCTGCTGCCACTCGATGGGCGGTTTGCGGTCGATGACGTAATCGTCGCCGTCGTTCCAGCCCAGCATGCGCAGGCCTTCGAGCAGCGAGGGAATGACGTTCTGGTGGAGGTTGGAATAGGTGTCTGCCACCCATGCGAATGGAGCCCCTGGACATTCCTCAACAGCCTGCTGGGCACGCTCGGCCAGCACCTGCACCGTTTTGGCGCTGGCGCGACCAGACACCCAGTAGAGCGACCATGGCATCATGATGGAGAAGAGCTGCGCCATGGAGTTCTGGTACCGGTACTCAGTGCTATCCGATGTCTTCAGTCCTTTTTTGGGTGTCATCGATCATCTGTTCGAGGTTAGAGTCGGCCAGTCCGGCATCGACTTTGATTCTTATTTTCTGCTCATCATCAATCGCCATCTCGTCAATCTGGCGTGCGATTTCATCGCGATTGATTTTAGGAATGCCCACCTTGGCCGCGTCGAGGGTGTAAATCTTAATAGATTTCTTGGCCGTGTCTTTGGGCAGCTGCTCTTCGGGCTCGTCGAGCTTTTTGATTTTCGCCGCACGTTCATAGAGTTTTCCAATTACTTCGATGTCGTCGGCCGTCTTGGCGTTCTTCTTCAGCACGAGTGCCATTTCCATGAGGTTGTTGAAGATGAGGTTGATGTAGGCGCTTTTCTTCACTCCGTCGTCGGCGAAGAAGAGGTTGATGGACTCAGCGAACATTCGCTCGGCGATTTTTCTGCTTTCCTGGAACTGTTGCATGACCCAGTTGATGGCGTTGGTGCGCCCGTACTTCCGATAGACGCCGAGCATGGCGTAGAGGGCGTTGTAGTAGGCAGTCTCATTGTCGGTGAGAACGCCCGGCTGGCTGCCTTCCTGAATCCAGTCCTGGAGACGGTCGAAACATGAATCTTTAAACATCAGTCAAAAATAAGGTCTGAAAAACATATTTCCTCGATGGCCGAGGCGATGCCCACCGCCTTTTTGTGTTTGTCCCAGCGCTGTGCCTGTGCGGCATTGGTGCCGCGGATGGCATCGTCGGCCATTTTCATGCCCTCCTTGGCTTCCTGTACGAGCCTGCCACGGTCGTAGTGGTACTTGGCGGGGCTGTATGGGCGGCTGAAGAACTCGAGGAACTCGACGGGCGGGATGCCGAAGTACATGGCCAGGTTCTTGGGCTGGTAGCCGATGGCGGCGAGCTTCTCGTATTCTTCGATGCGGGAAAGGATGGCTTTCCACCACGAGGGGATGGGGCCGGTGTAGGGGACGGGGGACTGTTGCTGGGGCATGATGAGGGGGATTTTTATGGGGAGGGGGCTGGAGAGGCTGCAGGGAGGGGCTGGAGAGGCTGCGGGGAGAGGCTGCGGCGGTGCCGCAGCATACGGGAAGCCTGGAATGAGAGGGGAGCAGGGGAGCGGGGAGCTAGAGAGGCGCGGAGCGGGGAGGGGCTGCAGGGAGGGGCTGGAGAGGCTGCGGGGGAGGGGCTGCGGCGGTGCCGCAGCATACGGGACGGGGCTGCGGGGCTAGTTGTCGCCAAGGAGCCGGTTGAGCTCTGCCAGCTCACGCTCGTAGTCGCGGAGACGCTGGCGGCGACGCTCGTCGAGCTGGGGCTTGTCGTTTTTCTTCATCTCGCTCTTGACTCGCCAGATGTTGTTTTTTACTTTCTCCTGGCGCCTGATGAGCTCTCGCACGGAGAGGCCACGGAGCTGCTCGTTGCGTTTGCGCTCGGCGAAGATGGGATGCTTGCCCAGTACCTCGTGGTGCTCCTGATAGTATTTCAGCTCGTCGTGCGAGGCACGGTTGTCGAGGAAGGCCTCGATGAGCTTGCCTGCCACAGCAGCACAGTCGTCGGGCGTGCTGCACTCAAAGAGCTGCCACCAGAGACGCCGGTACTCATGGTAGGCTGATATGCGTCGTGTGACGAGCGCCTGCAGCTCGATGGGCGTATCGGGCTCGTTGAGGAAGGCAAACTCCTCTCGCAGCCGTTTGGCATAGGCAGAGGAACGCTGCTGCGCTCCTCTGCCGCTCTCAGGTTCCCGGTTGGGCTTTGCAAGTACCTCTATTCGGTGTATGGGGTTATGAAAACCAGACATCAGTCAATCTCAATGCACGATTTCTCGGGGAATCTATCTTCCAGGAACTGCTTCACGGCTTCGGTACACGAGTTGGCCGAGAAGTAGGCGAAATTCTTGACTCTGAAGAAGTGCTCCAGCACGGCAATCTGTGGATTGCTGGAGATGACCGGCAGCAACCAAGGGCCATTTTTCCACGCTCCAGCCTTGGTCTCGATAATGTGCGGCTGCACGTCGTCGTTAAAAAATACGGAGTACAGAGCTGTGATCAGGCTGCAGGCTTTCACTTCTTTGAATTGGCTGGCTCGGCGGATCATGTCCTTGAAGAAGAACACGGGCGTATGGGTGTCGTAGTCCTGCGCGTTGAGCCCAAGGGCACGCAAGGCCTTCACGCTTGGGGTATCCTCCGGATTGGCTTTTACCACCGCGATGTTGCACAGCATACATGGGTTGCAGACAATCATGCCTGGAGTAAACAGGACAATGTCCTCGTTCACATCTTTGTTTTCGAGCAGCAGGTCAGCCACCCGCCACTGGTCGGCCCAGATGCCCATCGACTTGATGTCTGCCTTGATGAAATCCTCGGGCTTAACGAAGTCGGGCTTCTTGTTTCCCACCACCAGCACGTTGACATCTACGCCGATGAGGTTCTTCTGCACTGACCGCACGGCATATTTCAGCATGTCGGCATCGTCGTCACCCTCGCAGTAGGTCACCACGACTGTCAAGTCAGGCTGAATCACAATCTTACTAGGGATTTCTTCTCCATCCTTTTTCTTGATCACCACTTCAGCTGCTGCGGCAGTGCCGCAGCCTACGGGACTTTCTTCGTTTTTTGTTTTTCTTTTTGCCATAGTCTTAAAAAGTTTTCTGCAAAGCTATTCAGAATTTGCAATCGCAAAAAGGACAAAAAAGGCCGACATTTCTCATGCCAGCCTTCTGAAAAACAATTCTAAATTATGATTTTAGAAAAAAACCTTAACTCCATCTATCAGGCTCCACCGCCGCCAAGGCCCAGATAGGCATTGATTTCGGCATTGTCCGTTGCAGGAATGCTCGCGATGGCGATGCGACCGACGGCATGCGTGAGCATCTCGGTGCGCAGCTCTACCTCCTGGCGGTTGGCCTCGTTGGTGTCCACCTCGTCAGCCTTGGTCATGTGCAAGGGCGCACAGGGCGTTCCGTATATCTTAGCCGTGGCAGTGCCAGGCTTGCAGGGGATGTAGATGGCACCCAGCGGTGCGTTCACGTTGTTCTCCTTGAACTCAGCGAACTCTACATCGTCGCCGGGGTGGTTGAAGTTGAACTTGTGGTTCCAGCCGCGGCCATAGCTCTCGCCACCCAGCTCGTCGCCCGGATCCACGCTCGACTCATCGACGAACAGGCCGATGGGCTTGTAGCTGTCCTGGAAGGCGAGCGCCGTCACGTTCACGCCTTTAGCGTCGCGTGTGTAGGTGGCCACCTTGTCGAATTCGAAGATGATGACAACATTCTTCTTGCCGTTGGGCATTCCCTGGTTGTTGGATTGCTTGGGAACGCTTACAAAACTATATTCTCCAGCCATATTGATTGTATGTTTTTAGCTTTCAACATTGAACTTTTTATATAGCCCCTGCCGCTGCATGTATTGCTTTGGCAGGGGCTCAAACAGAGGGAGGATTCCTGACTAAACGCCGTCGCCGCCAACAGTATTCTCGTTGCTGCCGCCACCAGCATTCTCGTTGCCACCGTCACCAGCAGCCTCGTTGAAACCCGGGGCGATGTAGGCAAAGATAGCCTCTGCCATCCAGAAGCCCGTGCCTTCCCACCATTCTCCGAGGATGTCCACCGAGTAGTGGTTCTCCACGAAGCGCAGGGTCACGTTCTGGGGGTTGTGGCTCATGATGTGCTTGAAGTTCTCCTTCGGAGTGATGAAGAAGCAGCCCGTGCCTCTCATGCCCTCCATTTGAGCAAAGGTGAACTTCGAGAAGTCGATCTTCACGCGGTCGTCGCCGTCCTCGTTCTTCAGCCATGGGTACTCCTTGCGGTAAGCACGCTGGTATTTCAGGATGAGGTTCGGGTCGGCATGCACGAACATCTTCTTCTTTGCGTACAGGGGGTAGTTCTGAGCAATGGCATCGACAGCAGCGTCGATTTTCTCCATGATGTTCTCGTCGGTCAGGGTGACACCTTCGAGCAGCCAGCGGATGCCCGAGGTGGGGTCGTCTGCGCCGGCCTCTGCGTCGGCGGCATGCTTGTCGGCCAGCTGGGTGAGGTAGCCGTCCATCGACTCGGTGGGACCCGAGGCGGTGTAGTGGCCATCCTGTCCGGGCTGAGACTCCACATAGCGGCCTACGGCCAGAGCGGTCTCGCGTTCCTCGTCGAGCTTCGGGAACACCAGCTGCCAGAGGATATAGCGCACGATGGGCATGCTCTGCAGCTGCTTGGCCTGCTCGTCGTACATGAATCCGATGACATCTTCCATGATGTCAGAGGGTTTGATGGGAACATTCAGCTTGTGCTTGAAGTTCTTGATGGTCAGCGGAGTGAACTTGGCAGCTCCACTTGGAGTCCATTCGGGCACAAACTGCTGCAGCACGCTGCCGATGATGTTGGCCTGGCTGGCGCGCACCTCGGTCTTGTCTGTGATGATGCTGGTCATGTACTGGGTGGACTCGGTCTGGCCGAACAGTCCGCGCAGAATGTCCATGCGCTCAGAGCTGACATACTTGCCAAACTCCTGCTTCAGTTCCTGAGTGTCGATAGTGGAGTCGCCGCTGTAGGCAGCACTCACCTTGCCTTGCATGTAGTCAGCCAAGAAGCGGTTGTGCTTCAGGCTCAGGTCAACACCAGCCTTCTTGAGCTGCTGCTCAAAGGCCGATACCTCGATTTTCTCACCCTGCGCGTCGGCGGGCTTCTTCTCCAGCTTGGCGATGGTAGCCTCGAAGGCGGTCTTCTCGCTCTCCAGTGCCTGGATCTTGGCTTTCAGCTTGGCGGTCTCAATGCGACCGGCCTCGAGCTCGAGCTTCTCCTCGGCAGAGAGCGTGATGTTCACCTGCTCACCTTCCACCTCCATATTGGCGAGGTCGGCACAGAAGCTGTCAACAAACTGCTGACCGTACTTCTTTTCCAACTTGGCCTTCTGCTCTTCGGTGAGAAAGAGTTTGCCGTCGTTGTCCTTTGCGAACGAAGTGATGCCCAGAACAGACATCACCCAACCGGCAACCATTTTAAATTCTTTCTTCATGTGAATCGTGGTTCTTGTTGGTTAATAAATATTTATCTGAATTGTTTAGCGTATTCGCTCAACTTGATGCTAGCTGCTTTCTGCCTCACATGTTGCACGGCCACCTGCAGGTTGCCGATGCCGTCGATGAGTCCATGCTTCAGTGCCTCACGGGCGAAGAACGTGCGCCCGTTCAGGATGCCTTCCACCTTCTCGTCGAGCTTGCCCTGGCGGCGCTGCTTCACGTCGGCTTGGAATTTCTCGGCCAGCGGGTCGAGCAGCTCTTTCTTGATCGTATCGTATTTGCCTTCCTTGGCTGCTTCGAAGCCGGCATTCTTGTAGGTGGAGAGCGACGAGTAGATGGTGTGCACCTTGATGCCCTTCTGCTCATAGTACTTGGCATAGTCGGCGAACTGGGTCATTACACCGATGCTTCCAAATTCAGCACTCAACTCGTTGTCGGCCAGAATCTCATCACAGTAGATGGCTGTGTAGTAGGCTGCCGAGCAGCAGAGGTCACACTTGGCCACCACGGGCTTGCCCTGAGCCTGACTGTCGCGGATGGCATCCACCAGTACCGGGATGGCATCCACGGCACCGCCGCCAGAGTCAATGTCGAGCACAATGCCGGCTATGTTCTTCGCCTGGGCGGCTTCGCGTATCTTTGCGGCCACTTCGTCGGCGCCATATTCACACGCGGTGCCGTACTTCAGCATGTCGCCGTGCAGGTTCACCACGGCCACGCTGCCCTCAGGCGCATCCTTGTAGCTGTTCTGACTGCGCATCTCTGCAGCTGCCATCACATGGTAGCCCATAGGCTCCTTCTCGCTCAGCTTCGTGGCGTTAAAGTCCGTCACGTCATGGTCCAGGTAACGCTCTATGAGTGCTATCCTGGCGTCCACGCGGCGAAGGTCAAAGAAGAACTTGCCGTCGAGGATGGTATGATAAAGTCTTGAAAATGCCATTCTCCCGTTAAATTTTTGCGCAAAGATAACGCGCGAAAACCTTAATAATAAAGGACTTTCGCGCGTCACCTGAAAACAATCATCACAAACCAATTGTCAAACTTTTCAAACGTCTTCAATCATCATCTTGGCCCACTCAGGCGATTTCCGCTTGAACGTGAGCTTTGCTGTCCTCGGGTTGCCGCCCACCTCCATCGACAGCCTCACGGGCGCTCTGCGGGTGCCGGCCACCAGCACCTTGTCGTTGGTCAACATCATCAGCGCCAGCACGTCGCCGTTCAGCCAGCTGTTATAGCGCTGCATCTCTTCTTGCTGCGTATTGGTGAGCACGGCGGTCAGTTCCTGCTCCACATAGTCGCCCATGCGGCTGAGCTGCTCGTTGAAGTCAACGCTCTGGGGCCGCATCACCAGAATGTCACCTGCGATGCTGATTTCGTCGCTGCCAATCTTGTCCCAGCCTGCTGTCGGCAGTACAAATCCAATACCAATAATCTGGGCGTGTACGTCGTGTTTGTTGTTCATACCTTGTATCCCTTCTTTTTTCTGATATTTTTCCCGTCAAGTCGGGATATTTATCAGACAGTTTTTTTAGTTAAAAATTCTCAAATTACCACCCGTGGCCTTTTTTTTACCTGGGGCGACTCCCGCTGCTGGATTATGCGCATACGGGCAGCCATGTCTCGCCTCACTTTCACCCTTTCCCTGTACGCCATCTTTTTCAGCATTTCAAACGAGTCTTCCGAGGCTCTCAGCCCGTATTCTTCTATGATGCCGTAGAGGCACTGCTTCAGCGAGTATCCGTTCCAGCGGCCACTCTCCACCCACATCATCACCCGGTGGCGCATCTGCGAGTCCACCATGGCAGCGATCCTCGCGCAGTCCTGAGCGCTGAATTCGGCGTAGTAGTTCTCCAGCCGGTCCTGAGTCCACCGCGTTACTGGTATATACACCTTCATGCAGTCGCCATCGGGTTTCATGGGCTTCTCCCTGGTAAACCTCACCATGCTCGCAATGAATTCTCCCGTCACGCTGCTGGTCTTCAACAGCCAGCCGTCGCCAAGCTTCTCACTGTCGTGCTTCACCACGTCTTGCAGCAGTGGTGACAATGGCAGCCATGCAAAGGTTCTTTCTTCCATCGAGTCAGGTTTTTAGGTCTATTGGTTAAGGTATTCTTGCGCAAAAATAGCAAATTATTTCTATTTATCCAAGACAAAGCTGCTTTCTTTTTTCTGCCTTTTGTGGCAAAGAAAAGAAAATTCTTTACACCGCATGCCGCGCTTCCCCCTGGCAATAGCGCCCATCAGCGCCCGTGCCTCGCTTTGGCGCGTTTCTCAAAAAATATTTTTCTTTCTGAATAGTTGAAACAGGCGAATTTTTGTAACATTGTATCATTTGCCACCGCCAAAAGTATAAACTATCTCTATTTCAGCCACTTGCACGGCTGTTACACTTTTTTTCCATCCGCGACGACAGCGGCGATGACCGGCGCGATTTTGCAACGGCGTAAACGGTGTAAATCTGCTGTTACATTTTTTTTCTATTTGTAACAAAAGTGTAACAGAAATGTAACTAAAAGTGTAACGCACCACAGTGCCTGTCTGCACAGCGTTTTCACGCATTTTTCAACATCATGTTACAAAGTTTACATTTTTTTCCGCATAAATAGGCTGAAAGGGGAACGGGGAAAAATGCCGTCGGCGCGATGACAAAAAAAACACCCCGGGCCTCACGGCTAGGGGTGTGGACATAAATTTTACAAAAATAGATGTAAAAGCAACACGTAGTATATATAAAAATTGCAATTAGAATGCTTTGTCGCCTGTCATTTCACTCGTTTCATCGATGGGCACCTGCAGTTCCTGCAGCTCGTTCTGGCGCTGTTCCTGCTCGCGCATGGCTCTGATCAGCGGCACCAGGGCGGCCTTGTTGGTGCGAACATAGATATAATCTACGGGCGAACCCGGCTGCGGCATGCCCATGGGGTCTTTCTTTCGCTTCAATATGCGTCCGTTGGTGCCGGCGGTGCAAAGGTCGGCGGGGTTGAGCTCGGTGCAGTAGGGCGAGTATTTCACGAAGGCACGCAGCTTCTTGGTAAATCCGTTGGTGGTCATGTCCTTCAGTCCGGTGTACTTGCGGAAGTCCTCCAGAGCCTCCTGACGCTCGATGAAGCAGTCCAGGTGGGTGCCCAGCGGCGAGAAGTAGCCCGTGGCCCATTCCTCGAAGTTGCCGGCCATGTCCTGCTTCTTCTTCCTGAGCATGATGTTCTCCATCGGCGGCATGATCTTCACGTTCGCGGCCAGCGTCTTCAGGTAGAACTGCTCGCACTCCAGCAGCATGTGCAGGTCGGCTTCCCATTCTTCCTCGCTGTAGTTCGAGCCAAACAGCGGCTTCCCGAAGTCGTCGCGGATACTCCACGAGCGCTTGTAGTTGCTCTCGTCTTCGGGGGGCCTCTGATGGTAGTAGTCCGAGAACACCATGTAGATGAGTCGGGCGTCGGTCGAGCTGTCGAGGTTCGAGGGCACGTAGTTGGTGGTAAACACCAGCTTCGGGCTCTCCAGGAAGGGTATGTTGTAGCTCTGGTTGTTCTTCGGGTTCACGGTCATGTCGCCGGTGATGTTGTCGAAGAACTGGTCCATGGGCGTCATCTTGTGACAGTCGTCTATCAGCAGCATGCGCGTGTGCCTTGTCACCTGGTCAAACACGTGCGGGTTGTCCAGCAGCTTGCGGTTGCGGCCGCTCAGCTTCACCCATTTTACCAGCTGGCTGATCACCTGCGTAAACAGAAAACTCTTACCTGAGCGGCCGTTGCACTCGCCGTCTTCGCCTATTCTCCAGTCCATGGCCATCGGTGCCCATGCGCGGCTATAGTCCTTGTAGGCGTGCAGCATGTAGCCGATAACGAAGAGCTTGTTCATCAGGCATTGCCTTTGTTCCACGCGCTGCTCGGCAGTGAGGTTGGGGCCTGCAATGTCAAATTTGTGTGCGTCGAGGTAGGCGTGCCGTTCCTCTGCACTCAGGCTTTCCAGACTTTCCTCCAGCTCCGCCCGCCAAAAGAGGCGGCTGCTGTTAATCAGGTAGCAGAACACCTTGCTGCGCGTCGAGAGCACGTCGATGTCAAAGATGGGCTCGCCGTCCTCGTCCTGGCTCTCGATAATCTTAAATGCGGGCTCAAACTCCTTGTACTTGTGCGGCACCACGCTTTCCTTCCACACGCATCGGCCCAGCTGCTGGGCGTGCTTGGTGTCGTAGGGCGTGATGGCGTTGGCGGTCACCTCCACGGTGGCGTTCTCGAAGAAGAAAAGCTGGCTCGTGGGTGTGTAGTTGGTGAAGTCCAGCTCCACGCTCGATATTTTGTCCAGGGCGGACGCAGAGGTTCTAGGACTGTCGATGATGAGTGCCTGTATTTCCTCACTCTGCACGGCCGACGGCACGTCGCTGCCGGGCATCATCTTCTCTTCGCCCTTGCTCCAGTTAATCAGAAACTCCACGATGTCCTGCACGGTCACCCTCTCCACCACATTGCCGCTCATGCGCACAAGGTCGGTCTTGCCGGCATCCTTGTCCTTAATCTTGGCGAACCCCTGCAGCTTCAGGAAGTATTGCAGCCTCGGGCTGCTGATGGTGGTCGTGGTCTCTCCGGCTTCGCCTTTCTTGCCGCGCTTCGTCTTTTGCTCCCAGAACCGGGCAGGCAGCGCCTGGGCGGTCAGTGTGGCCATCGCCGCAAAGGGATGTTCCTGCAGCTCCAGCCAGTCTTTGAAGTCTTTCCTGGCACGCCCGCGGTTGTCGCGGAATCGTTCAAACCGCTGTGGCAGCCAGATGGTGCGGATGTCCGGGTATCGCAGTGCCAGCTGGCGACCGCGTCGGATACCCGTCTCGTCTTTGTCGGGAATATTGTAGAGCACATCCGCGTATTTCATGATTTCTTTGTACTGCCTTTCTTCCAGCTCGGCAGTCTCGCTGTTCAGCCACAGCGGCCAGTAGCCCAGACTGCGCGCACAGAGACTGTCGCGCTCACCGCTGCACAGCACCACATTGTCCAGCTTTAGCTCACGGTAGGCCTTGCCCTCGTTTTCCGGGTCATCCTCGAAGTCTTTTCTTCGCTGCTCGTTCACGCGGGCGTGGGCGGCTTTCAGCTCGGCCAGTCCGTTGATGTAGTCGGCCGCACGGCCTCCAATGTACATAAACCTGAAGGCCTTGTCTGCGCATAGCGGCTCGTACTTTTTGAAGAACCGCTTGTCGCCGCTCACGCATTCGCGCATAAAGATGGGGTAGGTCTCCGTCGAGTACTTCTTGGTGATGTGCCTGTCTTTCACTTTTCCCACCCACTTCACGCTGTACCAGTGCAGCTCATCCACGTGCTCCTGCTTCACCAGAGGCCCCATCACGGCCAGCTCCTGCTCGGTGAACTTCTCGTTCAGCTCGTAGTACCATTCGCCTTCCTTCATGTCGGCAGCGGCCTCCAGCCCTTTCTCAAAGTAGGGCTTGTTCAGGTCGGCCTTGATGTCGCCCACGCCCAGCTGCAGCTGGGTGTTGATGTCAACGATGGCCTCGTAGAAGCTCAGGTTCTTTTCCTTCATCCATAGGTCAATGGGGTTCCTGGGCCGCTGGTCGTCGCCGAAGTCGGTCACTATCCAGCAGGTTTCTTTCTCCTTCAGGTGCGCCGATGCCGTCTTTTCGGCCAGTCGCATCTTGAAGGCATCCTTCAGCTTGCCCGCGTCAATAATGCGCCTGGCGTCCGGATACAGCGCCTTGATGATGTCAAGGCCTTTGTTACTGGCCCTGTAAATGTCTTCCTTGTTAATCATGCCGACAAAATTTTTTTTGGTTGCTTTTTTTACGATTGTTTCATGGTTTGCAAAATTATATCCACTTCGGAGCCCTGCAAAGGACTTTCCCGACCCATCCTTCCTCTCTCCCTTCTTCCTCCCGGCGTGGGGGTTACCTAGGCTGCGGCATGGCCGCTGCTAAGCCCCTTCGCCCATCACCTTGTAAAGGCTTTGCCTGTTCATCGCCACGCTCAGTGGCTCTGCTTTCATGTAGGTGTAGGCCGACCGCTTCTGCTTCCTGGTCCTCAGCCTTGCTATCAGCCGCTCAATGTCTTGCCTCTCAGCAGGACTGCTGATAATCTCCCTTTCCTTCGTCAGCCGGTTAATGCCCGTAATCACGTATTTCATGGTGCTACCTCCGGCAATCTGTGTTCGTCATACGCCTTGCCTCTCAGCGTTCCGTCGGCGTATAGCTCGTCGTCATAATATACCGTTATTCCTGTAGCTATGGCGAAGGCGTGCTCCACCTTGGCCGCAGGGCAGTCTAAAAAATCAGACATCATGTAAATAGCATTGCATGTTAACAGCCAATTTAGGCGGTAAAGCAAAAAATAACTGGAATTTGGTGACATCTCTCGCCATCGGAAAGCTACCTCAGTGCTCCTTGCCATGTGTTCTCCAAACATGTTGATGACTTCGAAGCCTCTTTCTTCTAGCATTTTTTCTGCCTTGGAAAACTTTTGCCTCACAGCCTCGCTGACAACAGTCCCGCTGATAATCGTCTCTTCTGTGTTTCCGCTGATATATATTGTCGTCATCGCTTCTCAATTTTAATAATCAATACCCATGGCTTCTTTTTAAAGGCCATTTTAACGCTGGCGCTTGCTGCATGGCAGCTTTCTGCCATCCGAATCATGCCTCCGCCAAAATTATCGCGCTCGTAGTCTTCCCTGAGCTTCCTGAAAGCAGGCAAACTCAGGTGCCAACCGGTCTTTCTGTTAAGTTTTTTTCTACTCATATCTTTATTTTTTGGCTTTTAATACCAGTATTCACCCCGTTTCTCCGTTTCTCTCTCTTTCTCAGTCCTCTCTTCTCCCGGCGAGGCGTCCCCGTAGGCTGCGGCATCGCCGCAGCTAAAGCTCGCCTCGCCGCTCTCCCGCGGGCACCAGTCGCACGTCTCCAGCTGGCATCCGAAGCAGGGGCTCTCGCAGTATCTTCCCTTGCTGTCAAATTCCATTATCTCCATGGCTCAAACGAATTTAAGGTCATACACTGTGTCGCGCTCGTAGAACCGCTCGGCCACGCCCAGGTGAGTGTCTTCTGTCACCTCGATGTCGTTGGGGTGGACAAACGAGAATCCTCTCCCCACTTCGTCCCACATAATCAGCCTGCGGTCCTTGTGGCCGTAGAATCTTCTTACCTGCCCCTTTAGCATCTTCACTTCGTCCATCGAGATATCGCAATTAAGCCCGTCGATGGCTTTTTCAAAGTCTTTGATTTTCATGATTCCTTATATTTTGATTAAACGAATTATTCTCACTTTCTTTCCTTCCTTGTCACCAAAAATGCCGCCCCGCCCGCCTGAATTAATTATGGCTTCATCAACACTCTTTTATTTGGGCAGGGCGGCTCACCGGGAAGGCTTCCGACGGCCTAAAGAAAGGCCTCTGTGGTAGGCGGTCTTCGCGCGGAGAGGGGGACTCGAACCCCGCTCAGACCAAGTCTTAGTGTCCTGTTGCTCCCGCAGCGCCTACATGCGCGCGAATAACTTATTACTTCAGATTCTTGAGCGTCGGCTTGTTTCTCTAAACTCACCCTTTCACGCGCCGCTGCTTACAGGCTTTCTCTCCGCTTGTGCCACATCCGGGAAGCAGCCCCTAGGCTTTTAATCCAAAACTGCTTCCCTCCTAGGGGATGTGGCTTTTCTCTTTCTCCCTCACTTTCCTGTTATACTCGTTCTGATATTCATTCCTCCTCTTCTTCCATTTCTCAATGCGTTCTTTCACCTTCCGCATCTTTTTCACCTCCACCATCACCTCTGCCAGGTCGGTCACGTTTTCAATCACACTTTCCGTCATCAGCTCATTCATGCCCGTTCCTCCTTTCTGAGCATTCCCAGGTTGCTAATCGTCGCACCTCTCTCTCCCCTCGAGGTCGGCTCGTCAAACCGCACATCCACTATCGAAGTCCTAAGAAAGTCGTAGATGTCTTCTATCACACCGTGATGATGCACTCCGTCACCCGTAACGGCGGCATCCACCACAACTCTTTCTCCAATTCTCATTTCCATCATAGTTTGTCAATGGGCATCTCCAGTTCCCGTTTAACCTTGTCGAATGTCCGCCGGTGCTCCAGCGATGCACCCTTAATCATCTCCAGCAGCGCCACCGCTTCCTCCATGGTCATCTCCATCAGGTGAACCTTCAGCCGGTCGTCAAAGTCAATATACATAATTTCTTCCTCTAGTTTTTCCTTTTCATTCCCGGCTTTACCGTAGGCAGCGGCACCGCCGCTGCTCTCCTCGGTAAAGCCTTCTTTGTTCACTTATTCGCAGGTCTTCCCCTTCTGCTTTTAATCTGCAAGAAAGTCCTCACCACATATCTCGCCCAGTGCGCGCAGCTCCAGCAGGGAGAACTTCTTGATGCTCAGCTTGTGATAGAAGCTCGTATATACGAGCCCCGAGGCGGCAAGAAACTTGTCGCGAATCTCCCTCCGCTCATCCTGTTCTTTCGTCCGGTAAAACCTGACGAATTTTTCAACATTTTCCGTTAATTTGTTTGCCATATCAAATAAATATATTAAATTAGCACTGCAAAAATAGACAAAATTCTAATTCCTTCCAAATATTTATTAGATTATCTTCTAATTTTAACATATTTATGGAAATAAAAGATAGGCTTGATTCATTCAGGAATTCGCGAAACATTACTGTGCAGGCATTTGAGATAATGCTCGGAGCCTCCAACGGTTCTTGGTCTAAAACCAAGTCCGTCTCTGAAGAGAACCTTTTGGCGTTCATCAAAATCTTTCCTGAAATCAGCCTTCAATGGCTTATCAAAGGTGAAGGTGAGATGTACGACAGCTCATTTAGAGGTTCTTCTAACAACGCCAACGATGAGCTTATCGAACTCTGCAAGACACTCGTCGCCAACTACCAGCAGCGCGACCAGGTGGTGCAGCAGCTCATCACTCTCTTACACAAACTCGAATGAACGACAATATGAACCAATCAGCCATCAACCCATACCGGGAGAACAGGGTGAAGTTCTGCGATGTCCTCCTTAAGTTCGACTTCGATAAAAGCGACCTCACGGAGTTCATCGAAAACTGGCAGGCTGTCATCAACATTTCCCAGCTGGATACCTACTCGCCTTACCACGAGCTCAACGACCTGCTCTTTGTGCTCGACAAAACACGGGGCGACGGAAAACGCTGCAACCACTACCTCCGGCACCTCATCATCGAGCAGCTCCCCATCTCCGATGAGACTTGGGCTGACTACCTTGCAGCCAGCGAAAAGTGAAAAAGCAGCCTGAAGGTAACACAATCTTGTGAAAAAGCAACCGAACAGTAAAACAAGCAGGTCCCATCCTGCTTAATCTATATCATATTATATAATAAGGTGTAAATCACCGAAATGTAGGCACAAATGTAGGCACAAAAAGAGCAACATTCTGAATATCACTCCCTTTCAAAGAGCCCTATCGACTACGAAAAATCCCACCTCGATAGGTTTCCTGTCGGGGTGTTTTCGTTAATAAATATCTGATTGACAGTCGTTTGCTCTTCCCCTTCTGTGCCAATTCAAACTGGCCGAAAAGTGGATTTTGTAGGCACAAGTAGGCACACATCCCACTTTTCCGGCAAAATAAAGGCACAAAAATGGCATCAATTAGGATTGTAAGAAGAAAACAGGAGGATCGTCACGGCGACGCTCAGCTGTATGCCGAGTTCTACCTGCAGCGGGAAAAAACACGCATCCCTGTCGGCCTGAAGGTATCCAGGGCCGAGTGGGATGCAAAGAGTATGCGTGTGGCTGGCCGTTCGCAGCTGGCCAGCGACAAGAACCTCATTATCGAAGGCGTTCTGTCGCGCATAACGGATATTTTCGTCAAAGCGCGTCTGAACGACGAGAAACTGACCAAAGCAGAGTTTCTCCGCCGATACAACCAACCGCAGTCCGGCGGCATGGATTTCACCACCTTTATCGACAAACATTACACCGAGGTGCGACGCCACCTCGAGTATAATACCTTGAAAGTGCACAAGATGGTCATCAAGAAAATCAAGATGTTCAAAAAGAGCATCGTTTTCAGTGACCTGACTGTGGATTTCCTGAGCAACTGGGTGGCATGGCTGCGCAAAGCCGGTCTGGCCGAAACGACGGTGTGGAAGCAAACCGACGTGCTGAAGGTGTATGTGATGGCCGCCGAACGCAAGGGCTACCTCAAAGATAACCCCTTCAAGCACTTCAAAACTCGCAAACCAAAATCGAAAATTGTCTATCTCGACGAGCAGGAACTGTCCTTGCTCGTCAACCTCTACAATGCCGGGACGCTGAGCGATGCCCGTCAACGGGTGCTCAGGTTCTTCCTCTTCATGTGCTTCACCTCGATGCACGTAGGCGATGCCCGTCTGCTGCACATCGAGGACATCTATGGCGGCGAAATCCACTACAACCGCATCAAGACCCGCGGCCAGGTGAGTGTGCCACTCAACGCCTCTGCGCAGAAGCTCATCGACCAATATCGCCAGGGGAAAAAGAAGGGGCTGCTCATCCGTGATTTGCCTTCCGACCAGAAGATCAACAAACTGCTGAAGGAAATCTGCAAGGATGTGGGCATCGAGAAGGCTGTCAGCTGCAAGGCTGCCCGTCACACGTTCGCCACGCTGTGGGCAGAAAAAACAAACGACGTGATGACGCTGCGCGATGTGCTCGGCCATTCGAGCATCAGCACCACCATGGTCTATGCGCATGTGGTAGCGTCGAAAAGACTGGCAGGTGCCAAGATCTTCGACAATTTCCTATAAAAAATGGCCTACGCTCGCGCGCGGGCCATCCCAGTAACCTTATGATAACTATTACTATTATGAAAATCTCTGCGACGCTTCGCTGCCGTATTACTAAAAGTAGAAATGAAAAAACTGAGTAAAGTCCTGCCGTTCTCACGGTTTCGCTTTTTTAGCACACAACAAAATAGTCAAAAAACACAATACTAAACCTATCATTATGAAAAATATTATTATGAGTCTGTCGAATTTGCTGGCTTTTTTTTCTATATAGACGGGGTAGGGTACTCCTACACTGTCTCTCACCAGCACCACACTGTCCCTGCTTGCCACGTTATAGGTGTTATGGAAGTGCTTTTCCTGCAGATAAACGGTGTCGCCGCGGGTGAACGTGTGCATCACAACACTGTCCTTCCGGATGAGTGTGTCACGCTGATGGGCGACCTCGGTAGTGTGATGATACTCCGGAACCGGCACAAACTCCTTCGTCTTGCAGCCAAAGAGAAGCAGCATGATAACGAATATCACCAGCAAAACAAAAAACACTCTATTCCGCATATCGCTTGGCCTCCCATGCTCTGCGTTTCACCAGTCCGGGCTGCACCTTGCCTCCGGCAAAAACCCAGCGGCGAAACTCGTTCTGAATATCTGTCACACTTGCCTTAGCGCGAATTTTCCTCAGCAGGGTGCTGCTGCTCAGCCGCGCACCGCCCAGGTTAAAGACGAAATCAACGAGCGCGTCAAACTGTCCCTGCGTCTTCGCCACCTTCAGGTTGTCAACATAGTACTCGGCCGAACGCAGGTCATTCTCCAGATACCGCTCGGCCTGACTCATCGAGATACGGTCACCCATGCGCACACCGCGTGTGTGGCCGTAGCCGATGGTAGGCACTCCGGCGGAATCCTTGTATGCGGTCAGCCGCAGTCCTTCAAACTGCTTGACCTTCTCTATCAGCGTCCTGCTTGATTTCATATTTATTTCCTGAATATGTTCGTTGTTCACACCCCTCACGGTCGCACAGCAAATGCCTGATGGCAGTCAGCTGCTGCTTGATGCTCATGATGATGCGACCTTGGCCTTCCAGTTTCACTTTCAGCCGGCGCACTTCCTCGCGCAGGTCTGCGCGGTCGCGCTTCAGGTCGTCCACCAGTTCCTGGTAGATGTCCTGCACACCTTTCACGGCGTCGTTCTCGGCCTGCTTGCGCGTGAAGCGAAGCGTCACCAGCGATGTGACAAACCCACTTGTCAGCGCAGTGACAATCAGTGTTACAATCTCTACCGTCATCACTCTATTCCCTCCAACTTCTTGCCCTCGTAGGTCATGATCAGAGGCTGCCAGCACTTGTGCACCTCGCCGCTGTCGGTGTCGAGAAATGTCAGCTGGTGGTCAGCGTAGGGGTTGGGCTTCTCGCCTTCTTCGGGTTTGCGGTTCTTGTAGAGCACTGCGTGTTTCACTTCAACAGGCCCGTGGCTGTCGCCTCGGCTCAGTGAGAAACTCATGAACGTGAAGCTGAACGGCTGCCAGTTGCCACGCTGCGACCGTCTGCGCATGTCCTTGATGGCTTCGTAAACTTTCATCTTTGCTTTATCTTTTCGGCAAAAATAGCTCATTGCCATGGCTTTAAAAAGGACATGCGTATCGTCACCTGCTCGCGCGCGTTTCCATCAGCTCTTCCTCGCGGATTTTCCGGCGCACGTCGCGGATGGTCACGCCCCGGTCCTCGCTGATGATGCGCAGGTACTCGCGGCAGTCCTCCAGCACGCGCGACTGGTCGGCGGTCAGTCCGAGGGCTGCTGATGATGAAGTGCTGCTGCCCGTGCCTTGCGAGAAACCACCGTCGGCCAGGCCGCCACCCATGGCCGCTGCCCTGAGCAGTGCCGTGGAGTTAATCATGTCGGGCCGGCCGGCCTTCTGATAACTGTCGATGGTCTTGGCCACTTCCATCACGGCGGGGTTCTGCAGTGCCTTGTGGTTAATCACAAACTCGCGCTTGTGCACGGGTATCATGCCGGCCACATCCTTGGGGTTGCCGTCGGCGGTGAATCCCTCGGCGTCTTCGCTGAAACCGCCGCCGTAGAGTCCGGCTGCCTGTTCCTGTTGTGCCTTGGCCGTGGCCAGCTGCATGGCTCCCTGCGCGGCCACCAGTGCCGTCAGTGGGATGGCCCACGGGTATCCCGGGTTCTTCCAGAGGGCAGCAATACCGGTGGCTGTGTCGGCCAATATCTTCAGCACGTTCATGCGGAACTCCTTCTGCGCGTACTTCTTCTTGATAGCCGACTTCTCTGCCTCTTGCTGTTCTTCGAGCTTGGTGGTGTCCTTGCCTTGTTTCTTGGCGGCGGCGATGAGTTTCTTGTACTTCGCATCGACGCGGCTTTCCTCACGGCCTTGCATGGCGTTGAAGTACGACTGTGCCGACTGCAGCAGCTCGTTGGCCTGGTTCACGAACTGTTGCCGGATGTCATGGCGTATCTGCTCGCTTTCCTCCAGTATCTCGGTCTTGCGGTCCTGGTACTCCTTGAAACTGATGAGCCCGGCATCATATTCGGCCTGGTTGACATCGGCTGCATGGGCGTTGGTCTCCGTTGCAGTGTGGCTCTTGGCATACTCGCGCAGCTCTTTCTCGTAGGCCTCCAGTGCCTCACGTTTCTCGGCGCTCTGTTTTCTCAGGCGGATGTTCACCAGTTCGGCCTCGGCCTGAGCGGTGTCGCCACCATATTTCTTGATGATGGCAATGCGCTGCAGCTGGAAGTCAATCTCTGCCTCCAACTCGCGCTGGTGGTATTCTTCATCGTCGGTGATAATGCCGTCCAGTCGCATCTTGGCCAGTCCGGCTATGTCGGCGTTGTGGGCATCCTGCAGCGCGCTCAGCTCGCCGTTCATCTGCTTCTGCTGTTCCTGGTAGCTCTCGTTTGCCCATGCTATCTGCTTGTCCAGTATCGCATTCTGCGTGTCGCTGGTGTCCTTGCCGTATTTTTCCTGCAGGGCGAGTTTCTCGGCCAGGTTCTGCATCTCCAGCTTCCTGCTCCGCTGCCGGTATTCCTCCTCTGTGATTTCACCCTCCACCAGGCTTTCCTTTAGCGCATTCAGCCGCTGACGCTGTGCCTTCTGCAGCGCCTCGGTGTCCTTCTGATAGGGGTCATCCTTGCTGCCGCCACCGCCGCTGCCTGAGCCGCCACCGCCGCCATCGCCGCCATCGCCGCCATCGCCGCCGCCACCGCCACTGCCCACGTCGCTCAGGGCATCCACGCCAAATGTCTTTGCTATCATCTGCGAACGTTTGGTCAGCGTGTCAAGGCGTTTCTCTGCGTCGCTCACGGCCTTGTTGGCGCGCTGGGTGTTCTGTGCTAGGAACATCGATTCGGTGGCGTTATATCTTGACCACCGGTTTACGCCTCCTTGCATCCCACCTGCTCCCTGCTGGTTTTCCCGGGCTTGTGTCAGCTCGGTTTGTGTCTCGGCCATCTGCCGCCCCAGCTCCCTGAGCATGTCTTTGGCACCTTCAATCTCATATTGCTTCATCAGCGAACCGAGATAGTCGTCCAGTGCCTTCTTGTTTTCCTTATATTTCCTCGTCGTGTCGTCCAGCTGTCCGTTGTAGTTCGGTATTACGGCGTTCAGCTTGTCTATGGCCTTGTGCCTTTCTTCCAGCGATAGTTTCTCGTCTCTGGCGGCCTTCACCAGCAGTTCTATTTTTACCTTTTCCTCACCCAGCTTGCTGATGGCATCCTGACGTATCTTTTCTACGTCGCTCATCTCCTTCTTCAGCTGCTGGTTGCGTCTGATCAGGTCTATCACCACTCCAACAACGGCGGCCATGGCCACTGCCAGGGCTCCCCATGGGTTGGCCATGATGGTCTCCCACAGCTTCTTCAGCCCAACCCTAATCTTGTCTGTCCACAGTGCCTGCAGCTTCGCAGCGGCAATGTCGGCGTATCTTAATCCGGTCAGGAAGGCCAGCGCCGTCGATACGGTCACAATCGTAACGCCCCACTTGCTGATGAAGTCCACCGCCATCTTCAGTAGCTTGATGGCCATGCTGCCTGCCGTAATGGTGTGCTCAACCACGGGCAGCAGCTTCTCGCCCAGCTCGATGGTCAAATCCTTGAAGCGTTTCACGTTCTTGTCTATCCTCGCCTGTACAGTGTTGTTCTGCACGTTAAACTCGTTGATAACGCTCGTGCCCTCTGCATATGCGCCGGTAGCCAATTCCTGGGCGTTCTTCACGTCGCCCAGCTTGGTGGCCAACACACTCAGCACACCCGTCGCACGGGTACCGTTCAGTTTCATTTCCTCAAACATGGGTGCCAGCGAGTCAAAACCGCCCTTGGCCTGCATGGTACTTAGGAACTGCAGCAGCGCGTTGTTGGCGTCGGTCTTCAGCAGATTGGTGAATTCTTCCAGCTGCAAACCTGCCAGACTGGCGAACCGCGCAGGCTGCTGATACATCTTGGTCAGCAGCTGACTCAGCACCGTCGAGCTGGTCTCCAGCTGCTGCATGTTCTGGTCCAGAACACTGGCAAATCCCATAATCTGTGCCTGTGTCAGTCCTACCTGACCGCCCACACCGGCCATCCTTGCCGTAAAATCAACGATATATCCTGCAGCGGCAGTCGAGTTTTGCGCCAGCTCGTTCACAGCCGAGCCTGTGGCCAGCATGGCACCGCGCAGTCCTTTGGTCTTGTCCTCGCCGAACATCATCGCCAGCTTGCCGATGTTCTTCACGGCGTCGTCGCCGAGGTCATCTCCCAAGGCCACGCGAACCTTGTCGGCAGCATCCACAAACTCCATCAGAGCCTGTTTGCCGGTAATGCCGAGCTTGCCGGCATCTCCGGCCAACTGGTTCAACTCCTCTCGCTGAGTGCGGGTGTTCATCTGCTTGAACTCCTCATTCAGCTCGTGCACCTGCTCGGTCGTCCAGCCGGTGTACTTCTGCACTTGTGCCATCTCCTCTTCCATGTCGGCATAGGCTTGCGTGGCCTTCCTGATGGTCATCGACAGTCCTGTCACCGAGGCAATGGCGGTGGCGCCCAGGGCGGCAAAGCGGTTAAACCCGTCGGCCAGCTTGCTCAGCGAGAACTTGGCTGTCTCGGCCTGCCCGCGCAGCTCTTTCATCCTTGCCTTCAGCGCGTCAAGGTGGGCCTTGGTCTCGTTGAAGGCCTTCGTGCCGGGTGTCAGGTGGTCCAACTGATACCCATAGCGCTTTATCTCGTCGCGCAGTTCTCTTAGCGACAGTCCTTCTATGCCCAGACTCTTTCTCAGCTCGGTTTTCTTTCTCTCCAGCTGAATCACCTTCTGCCGCTGTTCTTCATAGCGTTGGGTGATTTCTTTCAGCTCCTGGGCCTCGGGATTCTTCCGGTGCTTTTTCTCAGCGGCCTTCTTCTCGGCCTCCAGCTTCTTAAGCTCACGGTTCTGCTCCTTCAACTCGTCAGTCACCTTGTTGATTTCCTGCCGTGTCTTGTCATATTTCACGGCTATCTCCAGTGTTCTCTTGTCAACTGCAATCGACATGCTTCGTTCCCTTTCTTATATCTATTTCAGTACAATTTCCTCCATCCGTTTTCTTTCCTTTTTAGGGTTCCCGTAAGCAGCGGCATTGCCGCTGCCCTCACGGCAACCCGTTTTTACTACAATTTCCTCTCTATGGCGTCAAGCACGCGCTGGGCTCCTCTGTCTTCGTTTACGCCGTCCAGTGCGCACTTAATTCTCTCCATCTGTTCTTCCGAGAAACCGGCACACAGTATCGCCACCAGTCTGCCCAGACCGCTGTACATCGTCTTGGCATACCAGTCGGTGCGCTTCAGCTTCCGGTTTACGCGTTTGTCCAGCTCCTGTCCGTTCATCTTGGCTTCTCTGCGCATGGTGTTACGGTTCTTCTTGATTTTCTTTCCTCTTATCTCAAAGAGCCTTCCATACACCGGCACGTCGTACTTCACCTCCATGCCGTGCTCGCCTTCTTTCAACAGTGTGAAGGCGGCCATCTCTCTCTTCAGGTTGCCACTCTTAATGTTCTGGTTCCTCTCCAGGTTCCTCATAAACTGCTTCGAGAGCCACTGCCCATGCTCCTGCAGCGTCTCTCTCACAAACTCATTCATAATCCGTTCGTCCATTTCTATGCCTTCCTTTCTGTGTTTTCCAATGGCAGTGCTGCGGCTTTTGTCCTTATTTGCCTTGCTGCCAATGGCAGTGCTGCGGCTTTTGTCCCGTAGGCTGCGGCATTGCCGCAGCTCTGCCAGCAGCCTTCCCGCAGCGCTGCCTTCCTCTTTTCTTTTTAGGCTTTACCGTAAGCAGCGGCACCGCCGCTGCCCTCACGGTGAAGCCTCCGTTCATTCCCCGTCGTTCCATCTTCCGTCGTCGAGCCACACGCCGTGGTCGTCCCAGAGGCCGGTGGTGAGCACCCACTGCACGCCCAGCGCCTGGTCGCTGATGTCGAAGGGATAGCAGGTGACTTTCCATTTGTTGCTGCGGCCATGGGCATTGATGGTTTCCTCAATATCGCGCACCACAAACCGCTTGTTCCTTACCACGATCACTGCCCGCGGGTCGAGGATGTTGGGGTCGTAGGTCTCGAAGGTGAAGGGGTGCTCGGTGTCGATGGTGTAGGCCCCGCCGAAGAGGTTCTCGTCGAGGTACTTCAGTCGCAGCGAGTGTTCGAAGGGGTTGTCGAACAGGTGCGGGTCGTCGAGCATGTTCTGGTAGAATTTCTCCATGTTCACGGCGTGCCAGGCATCGGTGTAGGCCGTGGGCAGATAACCCCATCGGTGGGGATGGTAGCCGTTGTAGAAGGCCACGTACAGGTGTGACTTCTCGGCATCGTTGGCCGAGGCACCGGCCTTGATGGAGTCCTCGAAGGTGGTTTCGCTCAGGTCGTTGGTGGTTTCGGTGCCCTGCGTGGGTGCCACGATGGTGGACACGGTCATATAGCTGCCGTACAGCAGCTGCAGTTCGGTGTCCCACATCTCCACCCAGTAGGGCAGCAGGGCGAAGTGGCAGGGCGTGATGCCCAGTCGCAGCTCGCCGTTGGCGTTGGTGCGCTTCAGACTTCTGAGCATATCCACCTCGCGTATGCCGGGCGCGTGGCCTTCTATGCCTCGGATGGTGGGTACCACCTCGATGAGTTCCTTCAGGGTGCGCCCGACGGTTGAGTTCGACGGGTTGCCGGGCCTGTTGTGCATGGCTTCGTCTTCGGGAACGTCCAGGAACACGCCGAAGTGAGGCGACGCTGAGCGCCAGGACAGCGTGCCATTCTCAAACAGTTCTGACAGCGGTATGAGATGGTCGAAGATGCTTTCCGACTGCAGCCGTTCGATGCCCCGGTTCTCCATGGTCAGCTCGGCGCGCTTGATGAAGGTGCGGTTGTCGTTGCTGCTGTCGCCCACCACTATCGTCGATAGGACTGTGAGGTTGCCGATGGCGGTCTGCACGTTCGCCCAGCCTTCCACGGTGCTCTTCAGATAGCTGACGTTTTCCGACAGGCTGTCGAACCTCGAATACTCATTGTCGGGCAGGTCATAGACGAGGTTGGCCGTGGAGTATTCCTGAATGCTGTCCTCGGTCTGAGCCTCGTAGGCGTCAATGACGTTCTGCAGCGTCAGCTGGGGTGTGCCCTGGTAGTAGGCCGATGTGTTGATAATGTCCACACGGCGGGTGCTGTTGTCCACAACAAAATGGCAGTTGGTGAGCAGCTCTATCTCGCTGAGCAGGTCGCCCACACTCCACCCGGGGAACATCTCGCAGTAGTTCTTCGTGTCAACGGTATTGACAAAGAACAGGTAGCGCAGCGGACTGCCCGGCTGGTCGATGTGGTTGATGCCCACGGTGTAGCCCAAGGCCTTCATCAGCCGCCTCACCACCGCACAGAGGTAGGGGCAGGCGCGCAGCTGCGAGAGGTCGGCATAGCAGAGCCGCGGAATGGGGTCCATGGTGTGGTCGTTCTTCAACCGGTGCACGTACTGGTTGTAGTAGGTGTCGGTGGTGGGGTCGTAGATGGTCGGCATGCAGTAGTCCAGCCCTCCCTCGCCCTGGTCGTCGGGTGGGGTATATTTGGGGTCGTTGGCGGCATTGCCCCATACGAACGGTGCGTAGATGGGGCCTTCTATGCTGCCCATGCCGGTGGGGCCGCTCAGGAAACTCACCATCAACGACTGCCCGATGAAGTAGTTCAGCTCTGAGTTGCCGCTCACTATCTGTATGGTGACGGTCTTGTCGGTCCACGAGCTGATGACCTCAGTGCCGCGGCAATAGACATGGCCGTCGGCAATGAGCACGGCGGGGCGCTTCAGGGTGAGGGCCTCTTGCTTGTTCATGCGGTTGAGGAAACCGTAGAGCGTGGCGTTCACGCGGTTGTTCAGGTGCAGCGTGCAGTCGTAGGTGTACTGCCCGTTCTTGGTGAAGAACGAGTTTTCGCGGCGTATGCTCACGCTGAAGTCCTGGGGCAGCACTACCTCGATGCCGGCTATCAATAGCTGTGTCATATCTCTTTTTTGGTGTTCAGTTCAAAGGTGTTGCCGGTGGCGCCGTTATATTGGTCCCACCATTTGCCCTTCTTGGGCTTTTTCAGCTGCAGGGCGTTGTCGCGGATGATGTTGGCCGTGCTTCCCTTCAAGTAGCAGCGAATGACGCTGTAGTTGCTGCCCGTCTGGGTGATGGCGTTCTGTTGCACCAGGCAGTCGCGGCTGCTGTTGAGCAGTATGCCGTAGCGGCCCGTTGAGCGGATGGTGCAGCCGTTGATGGTGATGCCGCTGGAGTGCTTCACCTCCACGTGCTCGCCCGCCACCGTACACCAGTCCATGCGGCTGTCGGTGGTGTTGGTAAAAATCGCCTTGCCGCTCAGGTCGCACAGTCTGACAATGAGGCTGTGCATGGGCCGTTTGTTGCTGCTGATAAACGCCTCCTTGCCGCCCACCAGCACGCAGTTCTGCAGTGTCACCAGCGAGAAGCCGGCCACCTCTACGCCTTTTTTCCGTCCGCGCATGCGGCAGTTGGTGGCCTGCACCCGCTTGCCGTAGCCCGTGAGCGACAGCCCGAAGCTGTCATCCGCATCGCCATTGGCCACCATCAGACAGTTGTCTATCTCCACGTCGCGAATCTTATACCACTCCTTGGGCACTCCCTCCGCGGGCGGCTCCATGGGCGTGCCGTGGTTCTGCAGCTCCACACCCATCCGGGCACCCTCAAACTCGCACTTCTCAAACCGGATGCCCTCGATGTAGCCAGCCACGTTGTCGGCCACTATCTTCACGGCGTTGTTCTTGCGGCTCACGAAGGTGCTGTTCCTCACCACCAGCCCGCTACAGTTGTGGTTGGCGTACAGGCTCACTCCGTCGCCCTCCACGCGAACGTCCTCGATGGTGACATTCCTGCCTCGCACGTCGATAGCCTCGTACACACCGCCGCGCAGCACCATGCCTTCTGTCAGAATTGTTTTTGCCATAGGATTATCATTTTTATATTATAGCATAAAAGAACGAATTCTCCTGCTTGATGCTCACCGCGAAGTCCTGCGGCAGCACCGCCTCGATGCCGGAAATGAGAAGTTGGGTCATACTATCCTGTATCTTAAAGTGCTGTAGTTACTCACTGGGATGAGTTGTTCATTGCCGCTGCTGCTCAATTCCGCCTTCGCGACAAAGCCGAAGTAATAGTCACTCCCATAATTATTGGTGATAATTACTTCGTCTAATAGCTCATTTCTGTTAATCGAAAAATAATTATCTGACACGTAATTGCTGGCTGTTCCAACGGCATTGGCGTTAGGCGAAGACGATGCCGTTACCTCCTGGTTCGTGCTATAATACACATAGTCCAGCGTCAGCGTGGGCTTCTGACCGTCAGTGCCTCTCAGCCCCTTTATCTTAATGCTCTTGCCATTAGGAATAAGGATAGGCCTGTGCCCGGCAAGGAACATATTAATGCGATAATTAGAGGAGGCGGTTGTTGACAAACTGCCTACACTGCTCTGCAATATCACCAGAGACCTGTTTTCAATCGAAAATAATTCATACTGCTCATTCTCAATGGCATTGGCCGAGAAATCAGCGCCTTTGATAATCAAGTTCTTTCCCATATCTTTTTTTAAATAATTGGTTCATATCCTCCGAATCTGTAATACCACTGTGCCACGTCATAGGCCAGCGGAATAAGGTCTTGCGATTCTCCGTTCTCCGTGAATGTTCCCATAGCTGACTGCGTATCGAAAATCGTGTGACCTCCTGTGGTGAACAGCTGCAGGTCAGCTATCTGTCCTGCATTCTTGATGGCCTTGACGAATACTTTCATGACGTCAACACCAAGGGATGCGTCATTCTCAGCCGCCCACATCTTCAATGGGCAACGCAGATGCTTCTTCATCGTTATATCGTCAAGCGAAATGCCATTGGGCAATCCCCAGAGGTGGCTCCCGTATTGCGTTCCCTGCACAAATCCATCAAACGCATTCTCCACATGACACAACCATGGGTCATAACCTGTTGTCTTGGAAGGGTCGTACTGCAATGCAAGCAATTGTTCGTTAGTCGTGATGGCGGGGTAGCCGAAAATCCTGGCTATGTTAAGACGTGCCGTCTTGGTGAACCTCACACCGTTGATGGTCTCCGTTGATGCCAGATCCCACTGATGATAACGCATTGAACATGCTGGGGATAACACCGCTGCAGCGGCTATAGGTATAGTACTGTTCTCGATGACGTTCTGAGCATAATGACCTCCCTGTGAATATCCCCAGATGAATACCCGCTCTGTGTCAATGTTGTAATGTTCCCTTACATATTCATACGCTCTGATTGTGCTCTGTACGGCTACATAATTACCAACGGCTCTTTCGCTCAGATGCAAGGTTTCCTTCCAGCCGTTTGGCACTCCGTCGGCTGCCATGACGGCATATCCGAGAGCAAGCATGTAGCGGAATACCTTTGTCCTGGTCAATATGGCGTCTCCCGTCTGTTCCACAGTCGATGCTCCCTCCTTACAGTAGATAATCAACTTGGTTGGTGTTCCTGTGGCTCTGTACGATGCAGGCAGGTAGAGCACTGCATTATCATTGTAATAGGTCGGATTCTCATGCACATTAACATCTACGGCAACAAAGTTGTTGTCCAAAAAGTTTAGCGTATTGACTTTAACGTTGAAAAAATTACGCCTGCGTGTAGCATTTATTTCTTTCATCACCGCTTTTGCAGAATCAAAATTCTTGGTCTTGATGTGCCCGCCGCCGCATGACACCAGCACGTTCCCTTGCTCATCGCTGAAGTTCAGGTCTGCATCGCTTGAATCTGATGTAGTGGGTGCGCTAACCATCTTCGCCGAATCAAAATTCTTGGTCTTGATGTGCCCGCCGCCGCATGACACCAGCACGTTCCCTTGCTCATCACAGATATTAAGGTCTGCATCTGCCGAATCTGCTATCGAAGGCATATTGTCTATCTGCGCTGGCAATGCCTTCAGCTCGCGTTCATACACCTCCTTGAGGGTTGAATATTTCGCGAAAACAACAGGCTTGCGTTGGCCTGCCAACGCAGAAGCATTGGTGTCACCCATCAGTATATACATGTAGCTTGCGCCCGATGGAGCCGAAACGTTCTGTGCGGTGTTCGCAGCGATAATAGTCAAACCCGTTCCGTCCACCAAAGGAGCGGCGGTGTTGTGACTGGGTGAAGCACTGCTCGTAAGCCATGCCACTATGCTGGTTTTGTCCGCTGGCGCCTGCACGTAGAAGGCATCTCCTGCTGTAACGGGAATAATCACATGCCGATAAGTGGCGTTGTACCAGTTGCCGGAGGCGTTGATATAACAGCTGCGAAGGTTAGACATTGGGATTACATAGTCATTCTCTACACTCAATTGCCTGTAAATAGCGGCTCCTGTAGCATAGTTGACGCTCGTCGGTTTCACATCATCGTCTCCCGTCCCTTTCTTCAGATACTCCGACAAGTCCACGCTGCCACCAGCCCATTGGGTGCCTGAGTTGCTCCAGGTGCCGCGGGTGGAGCACTTGTAGATGACGGGCGTGCCGCTCACCTCGACGATGGCCCAGTCGCCCACGACGGGCGAGGGGAAGGCGGTGGTGAGTGCCGAGGCAGATGTGAAATAGCCGCGCGAGTGCTCGATGCTGTGCTCGAGCAGGTCAACGGCTATCTTCAGCAGCGAGAAGTTGGTGTTGGCGTTGCGGGCCACTTCGCCGAAGGTGCCAACGCTGGGGATGGTATTTAAATCTTGCATATCTCGAATTATTTATCTGTTAATCTTTCTTGTGAGGGCTCTCCGTGATGGATTTCCATGAGGGCTTTCCGTAGGATGCGGCACCGCCGCAGCCCTCAACGATAGCCCTCACTTCCTCTTTAGGTTTTTATCTTCAACGTGCCGTTATCGTTCCAAACCTGCCCTGCAACCAGAAATTCATCACTGGTAGGCAGGCTTCCTAACCGGAAATCATAAATTCCCGTTCCTCCTAATTGATTTTCTCCGTAAAGGGCTTCCACGTTGCCTTGCTCATCTTCAAATGAGAGTCCAGCCACACTCAGTCTATATTGACCTGATGGGGTCCCATCTGGAGAAATTCTCCTGCATGCTATCGAGGGGGTGATTATACAACCGCCAGTTCTTGTTGGCCTTACTCCCCATGCTCCTATGCGCAAGTATTCCACTTCGGTAGCATCAGGAGCAGGTATAAAGTCGGAAAAAGAAGTGGGGTTTTGTACGTTTGTCGTTACTTTCGAAGGACCCGTGACAATGATGGCTCTTTCATCCGCACTCACCTTGAATCCAAACATTCCCGAATTTCCGCCAAACTCTCCTGCATTGGCATGGATGGTGCCGTTGAATACCCCTCCCAGCGCATAGATATATCCCCTCAGAATAATATCCGTGAGTATCGCCCTTCCTCCGTGCGTCACCACGAACTTGGCCATGTTGGCCAGCTGTGCCTGCGTGGGCTGGAACAGCGGGTCGTTGTTATACCGCGCGATGGTTTCCAGCGCCTGGGTAAAGTTGCCGCCTCCCCAGAGGAAGGGGCTGTTGTCGTTCACCTGACCGCCGTTCATGCCGCCAGTCTCTTGCTGCATCACGCGGTCGGAATGGTTCCCCACGCGGATCATCTGCGTGAGTATCAGGCCTCCGAGCACGGTGGTAGAGGCATTCTCGATGGCGTCGAGCAGGTAGGCCACGTTCTTGTAGTAGCTCAGGTAGCGGTTGTTGTCGAGGGGTGACGGTGTCCAGTCGGTCAGCTGGATGTTGCCTTCGATGAGCTGCAGCTCGGTGATGGTGGCACTGCCACTCACCTGCAGCTCGGCACTTGCAGTGCTGGCCTCGAACGTCCAGAACGAGCGTTTGCCGGCAGTGACAGCTATGGTGGTGCTGGCACCGCCGATGCTCACCGTCACGCTGCCTGAGGCGATGCCCAAGAGCGAGAAGGTGTAGGTGGTGCCGGAGGTGAGCGCACGGCTCACGGTCTGCTTCAGCTGCCCGCTGCTCAGCTGACAGGCAAGGCCGGTGGCACTGGCCACGGCATTGACGATGGTGCAGCCGTTGTGAACATCCCAGTGACCGAAGGGGTCGCTGAAGATGGTGGTACCGCTATTGATGGTGGTGGTGCTCTCCACGCTCTCGCTCTCATAACTCCCCGCAAAGCCGCCGTTCACAATCAGATTCTCATTGCCCGTTCTTAGGTTGGTGAGCCCGTTGAGGGCTTGGTCGGCAGTGCCCTGCGCTTGGTCGGCAGCATCCTGAGCACCGTCGGCAGTGCCCTGGGCGTTGATGGCATCTATCTGTGCTTGGGTGGCCGCCGTGAGGGCTTCGGCAATGCCGGTGCCCAAGGCGGTGAAGCGGGCGAGCAGGTCGGTGCCGCCCAAGGTGGAACCGTCAACCGATGAACCTGCCTGCATATTCACGACGCCCGTAAAACGGTTGTCGCCCGGCTTCAGCTGTATCTCTGGCTGTGGCAGGTAAAAGCTGTTGATGCCGGTAATGATGTAGATGTATGGACTGTTCTGTCCGGCTCCGGCAATGATGACGGCATTGCGGCGGCTGGAGTCGTCGTTGGGACGGTAGCCCAGCTGCACAATGTTGTCGCCGGGCAGGGGAGCGTCGCTGTCACTGTCGCAGACCTCTTTCGAGAGGTCGATGTAATGATAGCCGCTGGCATCGATGGTTTCGCCAATGGCGTAATCGTTGGCGATCACAGTCTCACCATCCACGGTGTAGCTGCCGTCGTCGGTGGTGTCGTTGCTGGTTGCAACCACCAGCCGCCAGAGATAGTGATCGCAAGAGGCCGTTTGGTTCTCGTCGGTGAGGTTGAAGGTCTTGACGTATGCCTGGTCGCCGGTTTTCCATTTGTTGGTGACAATCCGCCCGTCGGTGCCGACCTTCACGAAGAAGCAGCGCCAGTAGCTGCCTTTGTCAACCACGAAGGCACACACCATGGCGGCGGCGGTGCTCAGCTGCTGGCCGCCCACGTGGGTGACTTCCTCAATCTGCACCTCCTTCGCGATGAGCTTCTTGCGGGCATGCAGGAAGTCGCTTTCAATGTGCCAGTTCTGTTCCTGGTCCTGCCAGATGGCAGCACCCCGCTCGTCGGGCGTGAACACGCCAAACTCGGCTCCACGGTCGAAGGTAATCTTCTGCAGGGCATGGTCCTCGATGTCCTTGCGGATGTAGAATTCTGACACAAGGCCCTGGGCGTCCATCCACGCTTTGATTTTCTCAAAGTTTCGCTTCAGCTTCAGACGCGCAGAGAGGCCGGTGTCGCCGGAACCGTTTACCCAAGGGTCAATGTCTTCGAATATGATGGTGATTTCTGCCATGGCGCTTCGCTAAATGATAAATGATAAATGATAAATGATCATTGCTTTTTCAGAGCATCAACTTGCTGTTTGTCTTTGAGCAGCTTCATCATGATTTTCAGCAGCGGGGCGTGCTCCACGTCGTCGAGGGTGCCAAACACGCCGCTCTCGGCCATGGCGATGCTGATGGCATCAAGGCCGAGGTTGTTTTTCTGAGCCTTCTCGCTGCTGCCTCCAGGACTGTTGAAAATGCTGCCGAACGACACTTCGTTGTGGTTGATAATAAACACGCCGGTCTGCAGATATTCGCAGAAGAAACAGAACCAGGCATAAATACCCCAGCGTGCCCACCTTGGCAGCTGGCGGCCTCGCTCGCTCCAGTCCTTATAGCCGTCGCTGTCGAAGTCGTCGCGCTCGCGGCCGAGCTTGTTGTCCTTGCGGCGGCGACGGTAGAGCAGTCCGGCAAGCAGCTGCAGGGTGTCCTCGTTGCCGCTCTCTGTGAATGCGCTGCACAGCTCCACGGCTGCCTTGTACTCGCCCCACTGCAGGTCGGCACCGTGACTCATGGGGCCGAGCAGGTATTTCCATCGGGGCAGCAGCTGGTTGGTGCTTCTATAAACCAGCTGCAGCGCGTCGTCGCGGTACTCCCACAGCCAGCCCAGTCCTTCGGCCAGCTGATACACCAATACCAGGTACTGGCGGTCGTTGGGCCGCGCTGCCAGCCCGCGGTTGCTCAGCAGCAGCCGGACGGTCTCACGACGCACATCCTCCACACTGACGTACTTGCGCTCGCGCTCCAGCCGGTCGCGAAGCTGCAGCACACTGCGCCAGTCTTTCTCTGTTAACTCGTCCCACACCTGCGGGAACATCAACACTTTCTGTCCTTTTCTCTGTTTTCTTTCCATCTGGATTTATATTTTAAGGCGCGGGGAGAGCTGCGGCGGTGCCGCAGCCTACGGGAAAACGCCTTGGTGTTTTTGATTTTATGTCAAAAAGCTCTCTTTGTCTCTTTGTCAAAAAAAGCCCTCTCTATGTCAAAAAATACTTGTTCTCGGGGCGGTTCTCGGGCGTCTGCAGCATGGTGCAGCCGTCTTCCTGCTCGTGCAGCTTGTCGCGCAGGTGCTTCATCTCGTTGAGCCAGTAGGCGGCGCTGCCTTCCTGATGCCGGGCGAAGTGGTGCAGCTGGTCGATGGTGGCCGAGTGTTCCTGGTCATCACCTCCGGCACGGGTAATGGCGCCCATCAGGCCCCAGGGCAGTGCGCTCACCTCTGTTCTGCCGGCCATGATGGCGAGGGCTTTCAGTCCTTCGGCACGTCGGGCGGCCACCACAGCTTCTTCGCGCAGCTCTTTTTCTTCCTCGTTGGTTTCGTCGTTGTCGTCGTTGACAATTTTCAGCAGGTCGCGGCTCCACTGCAGCAGCTCGCTGAAGTCTCTGCCGTAGGCGCGCATCACCCAGTGCTGCGCCTCGCTTAGGTAGGGGATGAGCCGGAAGTACAGCCACGGCGTGAAACTGATGCCGGTGGCCTCGCTCATCACCAGACTGTTGGGCAACAGCAGCAGCGCACTCTGCTTCCGACAGCGAGAGTCTATCCAAGCGGCGTTCTCGGTGGTCTCGAGCAGGGCGATGAGGGCATTCAGCGTAGCGTAATATTCCTCCAGGTGTACGCGCTCGTCGCGCGCCAGCTGCCACTCGAAGGGCCTCGCCTCGTTCTCACGGTCGATTTTGGCCTTGCGGCCGTCGTCCTCATGACTGAGGTCGTTCAGACGGCTGTAGCGCATGGTGGCCATCAGCCCCACGGCTCGCTGGGCGAGCAGCACCAGTTCCTGGTCGTGCTCATGGCCTTCGCCGGTCTGGTTGGTTCCTTCGTAGCGGCCGGTGATGTCGGCCCACACGTCGTTGCCGAGCACATCGGCCAGCTCGCGCTCCACCAGATAAACGGTGCTTTGGATACGCGAGTAATCGTTGTTGGCGTAGTAGCTGCTGGTGGCCAGACGGAGCTCCTCAGCGCCATTGTTGTCCTTGTTGAATATCATAATTGAATCTTTAATCTTTCATCTTTAATTTTTCATATCTCAGTTCCGTGGTCATCACGCAGTCGGAAACCCAGACTGATGCCGTTGAAACCGCCGAAAATGTTATACTCCCACTCGATGTTCAGGTCGGCGAGCCGCTGCAGCCCAAGGTCGCACATGGTCTGCTGCAGGTAGTCGCCGTCTATCTGGCGGATAAGCTCGGTCATGATGAGCTGCAGATGCTGGTACCGGCGAAACTCGTTGTCGGAACCCTGATGGTCCTTGCTCATCTTCTCTACGAGAAACAGCACGCAGTTGCTCGTCGAGAGCATACCGCCATAACGCTGCAACTCGAAACCGGGAATATTGCCGCACAGAATGATGCCCTTCTTGTCCTTCAGCAGGTTCACAAGGTGGGCATCGTCGATGGCCAGCACCACATGGTCGATGGCCTGCTCGACGGGAAACTCGTCGGGATACTTGCGCCGAAGCTCAGCTGTGGCACGTGTGCGCAGCTGGGCAATCATGGCGCGATAGTCGTTGATAGCAATCATATCTTTGTCTCTGGTATTACAGGATTGAGTCCATGGCGTTGGCCACCTTGAAACTCATGCTTACGTCATCATAATCCACGGTGGTCAGCTTCTGAGTGTAGTTCGACTTGTCGGGCAGCACATCCACCCAGATGCCCGAAGGGGTGAGCAGCTGCGCGCGGCGGGTCTGCACCAGGTCGTAGAAGGCGGCATACTCGCCCTTGCACTGCAGGGCGCCGCTCTTCAGCGTGATGTCGTCCTTGGCCTCTACGGCATAGCGGCGGGTAAACCCGTAGGCCACTCCGTCGTCGGCGGTGAACGAGGGCTTCAGGGTGGCTCCCAGCCGGAACACCACGCTTTGAGGCACGTCGAACACATTCAGGAACCTCACGCACAGGGCATCGGCATAGCTGCCGTGGTCGAACCATACGGTGTGCTCATTGCCGATGACCATGTGGGTGGCCTGCGCGTTGTATTTGCCTTGCACATCGACTGTCGTAGGACCGCTGGCACTGAAGCTGCCACTGCTCAGCTGGGTGCTGCCGTTCATCACGGTGTAGTTGCAACTCTGCAGCAGGGTCAGCAGATGGGGATGACCGGCTACCATGGTGCTCTCGTCGGCCAAGCTCAGTACTGCCGAAGGCGTGCGGTTCACTCGTCTCAGACAGGCGTAGATGTCTTCACTGCTCATGCCGTGACTGAAACTGAAGGTGGCATGGCAGCTGGCCTGACTGCTGCTGCCAAGGCTGCCATACAGGCAGGTGTTGGCTATCTTGGCCAGCCCGCCAATACGGATGCACTGGTCGTTGTCGGGGCTATAGCGCTCGCGCAGAATCACCGTCCCTCCCTTCTCTATCTCAAAGGTGATGGTAGCACTCTGCCCAGTGAGCAATATATCGTTCAAATCAGCTGCAAATATCATCGATGTTTATTTAATTAAAGTTAGCTGCTATTTCTTCCCGCCAAAGGCAGTGCTGTGGCCTCTCAAAGGCAGTGCTGTGGCCTTTTCAAGGTGGTGCTGTGGCTTTTTTCAAGGTGGTGCTGTGGCTTTGCCGTAGGCTGCGGCACCGCCGCAGCTCCGCTATCAGCCGCAGCTCCGCCTTCTCCCAGCTCTGCCTACACATTGTTCACTGCCCTTTCGCCGGCGCTCACATTGTCCTCCTTCTGCACAATCTTGTGGTAGAATCCCACGAACAAATCCCCTCGGTTCGGGAAGTTGATATGTATGGCGTCATTGATGGCCTGGGTGCATATCTCCTCGGCAATGCGAGTGTCGCTGGCGTAGAATATCTTCAGCGCATACAGCATCTGACTGCCGCTGTCGCTCTTACCGTCGATGATGATGTTCGAGAGGGCAGGCGAGAGGCCGAACCCGCTGGTGCTCGCACTGTCGGCTATTCGGCTGATGCTCTTCTGTGCGTTGATGTACTTCTCGATGTTCATCTCTATCGGCTCTATCTTCCACTGCTGCATCGTGCGGCCGTCGTCGCTCATCATATCTACGCACTGGAAGAACTTGCCGGCATTGCGCTTGCCGGCCATCACGTCGGCCAGCTTCTCGGCCAGCTGCTGCTTCATCTTGGCAATCTGCGTTTCATACCACTGGTCGCTCTTGTCGGGATGGTCTGCCATCAGACAGTCGCGCTTGTCTTGCCAGTAACGCTCTGGCTCGTGCACGATGTAGGCGGCGGCAATCACGTTGTCGTTTAGCGCACCAACGATGTCGGCAATGTCGTTGGCGTTCTTCATCCAGGGAATACTCCCATGGAACGACGGCAGCGCGTACAGGTTGCGTCCGAATGAGCGCAGCGCATGGTAATACACCGATGCCTCGTGCTTCTCTGGCTCCCACTTATCAAATACAGGGAAGAGCCGCAGCGAGCGCCACCGGGTCATGTCGCCAACCAGTATCTCGCGGATGTCTGCCAAGCCGGGCATCTTGTCATTCGTGCCGGGCCAGACAAAGCGGCAGTCGCCGCTCGGCAGACACTCCAGACTGTGAATCCAAGGCTTGCCGAGGCGCACAGCACGACCACTGATGTACTTGGTGAAATGACCGCCCATGTGTACGTATTCGGTCAGCACCGAACGCAGGTAGCCACGCCAGTCCCAACTGTCAAGCCAGCTTTGCACCTTCTTGTCCTCGGTCCACTGCTGCTCGAGCTCGCCTTCCTCACCCATCACATACTTGTAGAGGGCTGGTCCCTGGCCGTACAGCAGACCCAGCTTCCGCTGAAGGATGCCTGGGCCGATGTTGTTCCTCTCCAAAATGTCACGAACCATGCGCGGCATCTGGTTGTCTGGGCCCCAAGGCACAACGCTGACACTGCCGATGCTCTGGGGGTCTTCATCCCAACCTCTGCCGTCAAGGCTCAGAAAACTCTCTATGCTGTCGTCATAGTGATTCAGACTGCTGGCAAGTGCCATGGCGAAATTACCGCTCGAGCAGTCGTAGATGCCGAATTTCCCAATCTTCTTTTCCATTTATCTTTTCTTTCATTCCGGGCTTTGCCGAAGGCTGCGGCACCGCCGCTGCCCTCACGGTGAAGCCTCCGTTTCTGCCACAAATTTAATCCAATAACCTCAAAAACAAAAGGACAAAAAAAATCCCCGGCCTCATTGCGAGGTCGGGGACACGGCTCCTGTAGGTGTCATTAGAACAAAATGCCTTCAGAAAGCAATTGCCAGGAGCTTGTTTCCTAAGTCATGAAGTGCTGCCTCCAGCTGCTTGGCTTCCGCAGGATTGAAGCGCGCCTCCTTGCCGTTGACGGTGTTGCCGTTCAGCCGCTGCATGAGCCACGACTGGCTCTTGCCAAAATAGGTGTTGGCAATCTGCGTCCAGTTGATGAACTTGGGCGTGTCGCCCATCTTCATGCGTATGGCCTCGGCCCTGAGATCCGCAATGTCGTGGTCCATGGCGGCCATCATACGCCTGAAGTCCGAAATCATGGCATCGTTGTATTCCTGCTGCTCTTCCGGAGTCATCGCATCCTGCAGCTCATGCTGATAACGCTTTGCAGCCTCCAGTTCCTCCGGCGTGTTGGCCTTGTCGTATGCTTCCGCTATCTTCTTGTGGACAGGGTGCGTAATGTAGTCGTTCAGTTTTCTCATATTGTCCTCTCTCTTTAAGGTTTAATGATATTGCAAAGGTAATAATAATATTATTATTACTAAAATAATTAATTAATTATTTGTTCCTGTTTAGCATTTTTTAGCAAATAAAAATCCCCGGCCTCATTGCGAGGTCGGGGAATCCTTTTCTACTCTTCATCTTTTATCCTGTGGACACTCATATAGTCGCTCAGGGTCATCTTATACTGCAGCACTTTCTTCGCATCTCCAGAATGGTATCGGTACTCACTGCCGTCATCACACACAATCCTCATGCCCGAGAAACCGCCTTCCGATTCCACTTCTCCTACAACCAACAACGCATTAGTCATCGTGCAGACTAACGGAATTCTAATTTCCTTTACGGCCATAACACACCTCCTATCTTTTTTGTTTGTTCACTTATATAGATCCAATCCACAACAGGGCCAGTATTGCCGTCGCGGCGGCGCAGAATGCGACCGTTCGTGAACGGAGTGCAAAGGTTTGGCGGATTCACGTCGATGTTCCAACGGGAGGCCCAACCGTGTAGTTTCTTCCTGAAAACGTTTCTTGTAGCCTCTATTGGAATGCAATGAAGTGAGCAGTCGTAGATGGCATCTTCTAAATCAATGTATTGGTTTTTCCGATTGGCGAAATAGCCGTTAGCCCATGTGTCGAAACTCCATGGGAATGTCTTGTGCTTGCTCATGTATTCGCTCAGGGTGAGAGAGCCAGACTTAAGAAGTGCATAGTCCAGTGGGTCATACTCATAGATGCTTCCGTCCACGCGCTCAATCTCAGAGCGTTCACCCACGGAACCTCCAAGGCCCGTCTCGCGCTCTACCTGGGCCAGAAAGTCGAGACTACGCATAAAGCTGTCATCAATAGGGATACTCATTTTTAATCGATTATTACTCACACAGTGCCTCCTTCCTCTTTGGTTACGCCCAAGCTCCGCAGGTACTCAAAAGCGCCGCGCAAGTTCTTCAGGTATTTCAGGTATTTCAGACAGTCTTCGTCAGAGGGCGTGCAGTCGCAGCACAGGTCGAGCAGCCAGTCGGTCATTTCCTGTATCTGGCGGAACTCGCGCGCGTTGCCGTTGCTCAGGGCGTCGATGATAGTCATTTTCTCAGCATCCATGGTCATGCGATAACCGCCGATGCTCACCTCTATCACTTGTTTTGATATTGCCCTCATAGCGCACCTCCTATTCCTATAAGCATTAATACTGCGGCGAGAACGAGGTGGGCCTTCACTACCTCGCCATGAGTAAACACTTCGCCTTCGTCTGTGGCGCAGAGCCGCGTGAAGGTTTCACTGGTGGCGTTCCACCATGTTTCCAAGTTCTTCACAGTTCTTGCCACATTGGAAAGAACCGACGGGCGAACCTGCCCGAGTTGAATTGTCTTTTGCATATTGCATCATCTTTCAAGCTTGCCGGCGTACCGCACCGGCGCAGAGACAGAAAAACGGCTGCACTTCCCGTTGCTTGAAAGATGATGGCTCTACCCGAAGGGCAAGTTTAATCTTACGAGAAGGCAGCCGTATGTTATGAAACAACTCGTGCTGGCATAAAAAAATGCCCGGCCTTGTAAAGCTGAGCGTCTGACGGGCGCCCCACCGGATAGACTACTATCATCTTTCAAGCGAGTGCAAATTTAAGCATAATTATGCTAACTTCCAATATTTATCCCAAAAATCAACGCAAACTTTACGTAAACCCCTCCCAGTCCCTTGTCCCCTTGTCCCCGGGAGAGATGAAAAGCCCCGGCCATTGCTGGTCGGGGTGAGCTGCTGAAGAAGCGAAGTCGTCAAACAATAA